CCCTCTATATTTTTAAAAAAAAGTTTTATTTATACATTCTTTGCTGAATGTTTCCAAATTAGAGTTCATCGGTGTAAACATCGACCAAACTCTCGTACAATCCACCACCTGAACGTTCACCTGGGTCTAAGGTTAAATTCCATTCCTTGCGTGTACCTGTAAACAGCCCTTCCAAAGCTTTATAATTATGGTAAATATTTGCAATCAAGTCCACGAAAACCATCACACTATCAATTTCCTTATGCAAAGTATCGCTATATCTTTCACAGGCTGCATTTGAAACAATTGCCCTTACAATCGGGTCAGTATATTTATAGTGTAGTGTTTTCCATGAATCATGAATTGCTTTTAGATGATCTCTACCCTGCAGGTCTGATCTACCAAGCCTCACCACAAGTTTAACGGGATCGGCAATGGTCGTCCATCCATGTTTTGTAAGAATAATAAATCGTGAGCTGAAGTAAATCGAATTTTGAAATGTTAAGGGTTTTAATTCAAAATTTAATATTTCCGCGGCTTCACGGGACATATCCTTAATAACATAATTCCTTGGAAATAGACAAACATTATCATCTCCACCCACTAAGACCAAATAGGCCTTTTCAATGTCGTATAGATAAGCCAATATCATCAGTAGAACTAATGTGTTACCAAACCAAGTCAATGGGTCACCAGATCTCCGCTGGAAACCGACCCAGTAACTTGCACCCCACTTCGGGGAAGAAAGTTTACATAGTTCATGGTATGTTCTCCAAAGCTCAATCATCCAAGTCTCCATACCGAACGCCTCGAAAAGTTTACACTGTGCATCCAGCATAGTCTCGTCTTGGCTTTTATCAAATTTACCGATATCAAGCTCTAGGCTCGTGAATTTCTTATCACTCATAAGGTTATCTAATGTTGCATCTAACTCTTCCCATGTCATCCTGGTGTTAAATACAATGTTAGGTTTTAAAGCTGCCAAAACCTTAATTAACATAGTCTGGAAAATGGGTGCAAACAAACTTGACCAAAAGGGTGACATTGCTGTCACAAGTTGGCCAGTTGGAACATCATCTCCATGGCTATCGTCAAGCTTCGGTTTATGATCTCCTCTCACAATTACGAAGTATTTACTTCCGTCCGCTTTAGCCACATCCGCCTTCAATATGTCTGATTTCTTCCGGTGGTTTCTAGAAGCCCACCATTGAGTCTTCATTTGACGATTATCAAGTGGTAACTCCTGATTAAGTAACGGTATCTTCTCCACCCGAAAGCAGGATTTCAACACCTTGTCCACCAGTTCATCAGACAATTCTGGCGAATAGCCAATCTTTGAAATGGGAGCATGAACCACTCTGCCTTCATAGGCTTTTGCTTCATCCATTGGGTGATTCATTGCTCTTGGTGGTTGAGGCGTTTCTAGTCTCGGTTTAATTGCTGGCCGTGGTACCAAAGCAGGCTTGCGGCATGATTTAATTGGATCTACCTTCATACCACTGGGCCACTTGGTCGGCCACTCTAGCCTTTGCCCCATTGCAATTAATCTGTCTGTTCGGTGGTACATACAATCCATCATTGCCTGTAAACTACACACATCCGGACATCTCGGGATGTTATAGTCCCACTTCGGAAACTTCAAGACTGGATGTCTAATGGTAAATCCGGTTGAACTCGGACACAAATTCTCACCAACCTTGTTAACCATCTCTCTCCAATCGCCAAAGGTCTCCTCGGGCGCTGCTGAGTTTAATTTAACAACACGCTCGATCATCAAGGTATGCCCACCGCCCGAGTAGCGAAATGGTTTGGCGTCAAACACCTTACCCTTAAGCTTGGCTCTAGGCTTCGCCTTCCTCTCCTTCAACCAACTCGACATTGTGTCCTTTGGATTAACAGTGTAGTATGTGAATTTATCAGAAGTTCGCGATAAAGCTACAAGATTTTGTGACTGATCGCTGTAGATTCCCAGAGAGAAATTGCTCAATCTCACAAGAGCGACATCCTCAAATCTCAGACCTTGTGACTCATTTATTGTCATTACCTTGGCTCCTGGTTTCTTATATGCGACCGTAGATTTTTCGCTCTGAGTGAAGGTTAAATACACTGAGTGTCCATCCATCACTCTCTCAATGTTATTAATGTGATTGAGGAAAACCTCACCACTAACTCCACTATGGCACTCGTATCCATTAGGGTAAAGCGGTCTCAGTATATCACAGACAACTTCAGGGTTTCTGTAAGCCTTAATGTGGTAAATAGGATCACCTGTCCATGGGTATTGGTAGTTCACCAATTTATAATGCTTAGTACGAACAATGTACTGAAGTTGATTTCTGTCGCCATACACCCTACACTCTCTACATTTGGTCAATTGAATACACATTTCAATAGCTCCACAATGTGCCAACAAACCTTCATCAACCCACAAAGTCTTAACTGGCATGTCATCCCATCCATTAACTATAAGAGAATCAATGGTCTTTGCCATAAGCCCAGACTCAACGGCCTCATCAGTACCTTCACGATTCGGTTGAACAACCAAGTCGCCTGGTTCAAACCTAGTCCTGATATCAGTCGATTTCCCACATGACGGCACTCCTTCTTCAAGATAAACAGAGCAGCTATGCTCCTCCTTAAGTCTTAGGGAGTTGAAGGCATCAATGTAAGCTTTACCTCGACGGTAGGGCAGATCAGTTAGAAGTATAAGGTACCTCCCATATGTGACCGGCCTACCATCCAAATCGCAAACCTTTGACAAGTTCCTACCTCTCCAAACACCGTAGGCAATGGCTTCACCAGTCCAGACCAATTGTGGTTTGGTGCTAATAAGATCATCCTCTTTTTCCATATGTGGCTTGCTGCCTTTGACTCCTCGAATAAATGACCCAGTGTCACAATCATAACCTTTCCATCTGGAATTGGTCAAGTATTTACTGGTCAAATCCTGTCTAGTACAATTCTGAGGTGGGGGTAATCTACACAACTGGCTCACGGTATCCAATTCCTCGGAACCGGCTAAGAAGGCACATTCGGCCATTCGGCCAATTGCATCCTTACCAATCAATTTTCGAGTATCCTCTACTTCGGCAACGAGATCATCTCTAACATCGTTAATTCTCATTGTTTTAAAAAGGGGTTTGGGTATGACAACACCAAGTGCCTCACCCGTGTAGGTGCCAACGGTTTTAACCGTTTTACATCCTTCCGGTACCTCACTTAAATCACTGGTTGCGTGGCCATTATTAATGTACATCACCCGACCATGGGTGTAAAGTTGATGCTCACCCATAACCAGTCTACCCGAACACGTCCAAACTTCAACCAAACCTTGTTGATTTAGCAAGTTGACCATTAAGGGTGACATCTTCCCATCCCTTCGATCCGACAGTAGCTCCTGCGCCAGTTCTGGTGTTCTAAATACACATTCCCAAGCACACAAGTTTTTACCCCGCTGCGCTGGGTCAACGGGAGTTGAAAACCATGGGGGTCCGTACAACCCAGCAGTCTTAAGGCCTAATGGTTTAGGGCCCAATTTCCTGTAACACTCAATTGACTCATCGCGAGTCATATAAGATCGCACAAGCCAAGTAGCGCACATCTGCGCCACGAGAAAATTTCTGACAATGAAAAGGGAAACGGCAAAAACTGCCAGTCCCGCATGGCGGTAAAACTCTTCGTTTTGCCTCCACCTCATTCTGTCAACTAACATGACAATTATTAAAGAGACTGTCATATAAATAGTCTCCTCTAACCGGAAATAGCCGATTAGGAAAAGGAACGTCAGATCCTGCAAAACTGTGATTAACCTACACAGTTGCAAAATTGGATCATGATATTCAGGCTGCCACACTCGTGTGACAGTCCTCCACTCCTCTGGTATAGAACCATAGAAGTGGGAATTTAATGCCTTACAAAGGTCATAAAATTTAGTTTGAATGAATCCAAACATTTTAAATAGATATTTAGGGGGGGGACACCGGCTACGTACTCGCTGCGGGCGTTGGGGTTTG